GCCAGGCGAACCTGACGGGCTTATTTTATTTTTTATAAAAGATATGTCCACCCCAAGTAAATGTTACTCTAAGGCTTCTAATCCAGTATGGTCTGACACTACGATTATGAAAGAAAGTAGCGCCTCTTGTTAGGTCAACTCCCGGATTTATAGAAACCCGTTTAGCTAACTGCCACTGTTTGTCTTTAGGCTTTGAAGGGCCTTTGGCAAACTGGTGAGGTCTTCTAACAATAATGCAAGGGCTTACGCCCTCTTCTTTAGCTCTGTTATAGATAACATGGGCTATCGCCCTCATTCCATCTATACCTTCGCCTCTTGCTTCATAATAAACAGTATCAGCTACACAATCCATTACATAGTTTACACGACATTACGTTCGCGTTCCCTACGTCTCTCCCTGACTATCGCCGCTCGCTTTAACCTACGCTTCCTATCACTAGGCTTTTCATAAAAACGACGTTCCTGTAACTCTTTGAAGACGCCTTCGTCGACCAGTTTCCTCTTTAGGATCTGCATCGCACGTTCCACGTTGTTATTTCTTACTTCTACTTTCATAGACCTGTTGATCCGAATCCCTTATCTTCACGTGTATTATCTAGTGTGAACCCGTGAAGCTTATGTACGGGTGCAACAACTAGCTGCGCAATTCTATCGCCTTTCTCAATACTAAAAGTACTATCGCTAGCATTATAGAGAATGACCTTGATCTCTCCTCGATAATCTTCATCAATAGTGCCAGGGGAATTGAGAACAGTGATACCGTGCTTGGCTGCAAGGCCAGAGCGAGGGCGGACCTGCCCTTCTGTGTCCTTTGGTAGGTTGATAGTTAGTCCCGTCGAGACTAATGCCCACTTACCTGGCTCAAGTACGGCTGCTTCAATACTGTGTAGATCTAGACCAGCTGATCCGATTGTTTGGTAATGAGGAATAATTGCATCCTCATGTAACTTCTCAAATGTCATCCAGTAACATTCCTTGTATGCATGTCATAATAGTGGCTCCGTTAAGCTTGAACTTCATTGATGAAACATCAATTCCGTGTTCTACAGCCCATGGAAGCAAGTAGTCCCTAATAAATAGAGTTACAGGGTCTTCCTTTGCAATTTCCTTATTGGCTTTCGATACAAACTCAACGACATTATCCATTAGTACATACCCTAATAAACCTTGCTTTAGTATTCTCTCGGTCTGGGTTGGGAATAGTGTAGCACACTCTCTTACCCGCAGCAAGGGCTTTGACTTTGAATAGCTCTCGTTCAATAGGACTCCACAGATCAAACTTATGTTTGGTAGCTACGTTCTTGCGCAACCCCTGTGATGAAGTCTTCTTTCTTAGTCGCTTTTTACCCAAAAGTCCATTTCCTTCTTATTAAATATTAGACCTAACTATAGAGACATCTCTATAGTAGCAGCGCAAGAACTTCCTTCATTCGTACGAGCATATATTACTTCTTGATATGTAATGCTCTTCGTCCGTATAAGGTGCTTCTCACGCTGCATTGAAGTAATATATGAGATTTTGACTCGAAAGTCAAGACATATTTTTGCCCAAACTAGGAAAGATTTGTTTTGGGGTGCTTAATTTATTTCTTGACATGAAGGTCAGATTTATGTATAGTATGGTTCATGACTGAGAAGAAGTGTCAGAAAAAATGCAAGCTAGACCAGAGTAGTCTGGTCTGTATTGGATGTGGTCGAACCCTAAAGGAGATTATTGATGCAGGAAACCAAGCAGCCGCGAAAGCGAATGGACGTAGCCGTAAACTGGCCAAACCTAGAAACTCGTGCAGAAAAGCTGGCCCGCAAGAAGCGTGCTCGTGAAATGTGGTATAAGTCAACACCAGAACCTCTGGTACTAGCTAATATCTCTAAGAATCATATGGACTATGGTATGTCCCCAGCCGAGCATCTTCGTGCTAAGCAGGAACGTGCGGAAAATAATTCTTGACTTTTGATGTAACTTTTGTTATATCAGATATATAGTTGCTGACAGCCGACAATAAAAACGGAAAGACGCGGGTGCGACTCCCGCCGCCTCCACCATTACCACATTCGATAGGGTCGAACCTATCCGGCTAACTGGCCAGTTAAGAGATAGTTGTAACGTTCGGCTATTTCGAATATCAAAGAAAAGGCGTATTAGGGTTCGAGTCCCTTGCTTTGAAAGCCAAGAGTGTGGTATTGATGGGGGCGAACTAGGATCGATTTTCGTGAAATAGGAACGCCGAGACTATTGACTGGCAAAGTGCCGCAAAACATAACTGCAAACGATAACGACGTTGCATTTGCCGTAGCAGCCTGAGCCTACACGTCCTGGCGACGGTAGGTATCTAGCTATGGCATTGGGTATGGCTCCACCTAGAAACAGAACGGGCCAATTTATAAGGAGCAGCAATGATTAAAGATCCATGGACTATCCCTTTTGACGGCACTACATATGTTTGCTGGAGAAAGGACAATACTCCCCTTTATCGGAAGATGACGCCAGCAGAAGAAAAAAATTACTTCGAGGCTCAGAATAAGGAGAAGTATCTTCATGAACTACTTAATTCATGATGATGTTCCCTCAGCGTGGGACCATATAATCTCAGCCTTTATTACAATGGTGGAGTACGACGTTGAGTTTAATAATGGGATACCTATTGATAACCTAGAGTTCAGGCTAAAACGAGGACATCTTGCTGTTACCTATTCAGGAGGCAGTAAGATAACCGATGCTTTTGCTCTATTTGCGAAGGAAATGTCAGCAGGTATCTGCGCAGAGTGCGCGCTACCATCTACTAGATTAGTATTTGGACTACCTAAATGTGATAACTGTGATTAGGGGGCAATACGCCCCCTATTTGCGTTTATCCAGAGGCTGATAAGCCCTGAGAAATACAATGCTAGCATTTGGACTTAAGCTTTTGGGAATAGGTAAATTCCTGAGGGATTTCTTTCTACAGAACTGGAAATGGCTAGTTCCTCTACTACTACTTATTGCCGGATTCTTTTGGACTAAGGAACACTACTATAATATAGGTCTTAATGAAGAAAGAACAGTCTGGGAAAAGAGACTGGAAGCCGAGAGAAAGAAAAACGAACAACTAACACAAGCTCTTTTTAGTTCTGTAGATACCTTTGGTAAGGTCGTCAATACTAGAAACGAAGAGCGCATTAATAATGAGATCGTCCGCGAAACTCGTATTAATACAATCATAGAAAAGCCTATCTACACTGAATGCAAAGTAGATCAAGAAGTTCTTGATGAGCAAAACGCTCTAAAGGCTCTAGGACCAAAGAAGCCATGAAAAAGTCAATATTAGTACTGGTGTTACTATTAGCAGCCTGTAAAACTACAGACGATACTGGCCTTGTTACTGGCGTGCAGATTCCTCCTATTCCGGAAAAGCTCGCACAAAAAGCAGGACCTCTTCTATCTAACGAAGATATTACGATGGGTGGACAGGTCAAAGATAACACTCATAATATTCGTGAGTATAATGCTAAAGCCTTTCAAGTCAATGATCTGATTGATCTATATAATTGCGTAAGAGAAGCTGTAAACAATAAAAAGGAAATTAAATGTCCCTAGAAAATACACTAGCAGAACGAGGCGCTCGCTACGGCTCGTTTGAAGAGCACGCAACAATTGCGCAGGCTATTCAATCCGCTTTTCGCGTTTATCCAGAGAAGTGGGATCGACTACCCCCAGTAGTAAAGCAAGGATTTACTACTCTAGCAGATAAGTTTGCTCGTGCTATTAATGGCGATCCTATGTATGATGATAATTACCATGATATTGGCGGCTACGCTAAGCTTATGGAAGACTGGGTGAAGAAGGTTAATAATCAGTCTTGACTTTTCTATAGTTCTTTGCTATAAGAGTTTATTATGAATTTATTTTACCTTGACGATGATCTAGATAAATGTGCCGAGTATCATATCGACAAGCACGTAGGTAAGATGCAGCTTGAGGCTGCACAACTTATGACAACTACACTGTGGGTCGATAAGTATCTAGGATACATTCCACGTAAACTCACAAGCGAAGAACTAGGAGTAATCAATGATGCTAAGCGTAATGAACCGAGTATTGACAGTCGCGTATTCACTCGATATCTGCCTACTCACATCAATCATCCCTGCGCTGTTTGGGCACGCTCTAGCTTAGAGCATCACTACTGGATTGCCTGTTATGTTAATGCTTTAAATGCAGAGACAATCTATCGTGGCAATAAATCCCATGCTTCATGCGATGAAGTGAATCGTATGCCAGAGCCGGTTAATCTTCCAGATAAAGGATGGTCTAAGCCGGCTCTAGCTATGCCTGACGAACTTAAGAGTGATGATGTAGTTGCCTCTTATCGCAAGTTTTATATGCTAGATAAGGGGCCTTTCGCCAGCTGGAAAGTTCGAGGCAAGCCCTACTGGTGGGACGACGAATTAGTAGCAAAGCAACAGGGTAGGATCAGCGGTCGATGATTGATTTTTCATTCATTGAGGTATTAGGAACCTCAATATTTGGTTTAATAATACTAGCTTTGTTAGCTCAGCTACCTATTATAGTGTGGGCTATTGCTATACCTCTCTTTATTATCATAGGATTAATTAAAAACAAATGAGCGAAGTAAATCTTATCAGCATTTCTAAGCCTAGTGCTTATACGGAATGTAGCACGGCGGAAGAACTTGTAGCCTGGGCTGCTCGTGTTTCTAATCCGTCAAATCAAAACAATACGGCGACAGCCAATAAGCTAGTAGGTTACTTAATTCGTAATCAACACTGGTCGCCGCTGGAGATGGTCCATGTCAGCATGGAAATTAAAACGACTCGTGACATTGCTCGCCAGATCCTACGACACAGAAGCTTCTCCTTCCAGGAGTATAGCCAACGTTATGCTGATCCAACAAGAGATCTTGGATTTGTTAAGCGGGAGGCTCGTCTACAGGATCGGAAAAACCGACAAAACTCTGTAGAATTAACACCAGACGAAAATCGTCTAGCAGAAGAATGGCAAGTAGTCCAGCAACAGGCAATTAATGCAGCTGCATTTGCATATAACTGGGCTAGCGAACGGGGTATCGCCAAAGAGCAGGCTCGTGTAGTTCTTCCAGAAGGCTGCACAGAGTCCGTTATGATTATGGGTGGAACTCTCCGTAGCTGGATTCACTACTGTCAGCTTCGTATGGCAAACGGAACCCAGAAAGAACACCGTATAGTTGCGGAACAATGCTGGGAAATTATTAAGCAACATTTTCCTAATGTTGTAGAGGCATGTAATGACCTTGGAGATATTTGAAGTGGAATTAGAGTATGACCCAGACCTCGATGAGCATTTCATCATCATCCCTGAAACTATGCTTCGTAAGCTAGATTGGGAAGAAGGCGATATGCTTGAATACGAGCTAGAAGAAGAAGTACTAAGGATCTTCAAAATTTAACTTGACATTTCGAGTGTTTGTTTGTATAATCTTGGTTTAATATTTGGAGAACTATTGTGGCAGGTAAAGTAAAAGCTAAAGATCATGAAAATCTAAGCGAAGCCAATATCAAGAAAGTCATAGAACTTCTTGAAGCCGAAAAGCCTATCTCCAAGAAGGACGCATGTGAGATTCTTAATATCTCATATAATACCACGCGTCTAAACAAGATTATCGAGCAGTTCAAGGGAGAGCAGGAAGAGCAACAGCGGCGTCGCGCTGCTAATCGCGGTAAGCCCGCTACTCCCTATGAAATTCAGACCATTATCGAAGGCTATCTAGACGGCGATTCAGTAGCTGATATTGGTAAGCGTATTTATCGCTCTGCTAGCTTTGTAAAAGAGGTAGTAGAGAATGTAGGTGTGCCTCAGCGTGTAGTAGGTGCAGATTACAGAAACCCTGGAATTATTCCAGAACAGTGTGCACGAGAAGAATTCGAGCTAGGTCAGATTGTGTGGCATGCTCGTAAGCATTGTTTAGCTATCGTGCTAGAACAAAAACCTAATGTAACTGATAAAGAAAATAATTATTATCAGGTTTACGTTATTGAGCCGATTGAAGAGCCTTCGCCATACTTCCCTCGTATTGACGGATATGGCGGTTACTTTGATGGTGCTTACGCGTATGATCTAGGCTGTCTAGATCATCTTAAAAAATATGGTGTGGACGTATATCGTCCGTACAGGCCCCACTTTCCAAAGTGGCTCGAAGGAAAATAAATGCTAGTACATCACCTACTTGTAGTAAACGCAAGAATAAAGGACCCGCCAAAAGACCCAGGTTTCGTTGCCGAATGGAAGAGACAGCTAGTCGAAGACATTGGAATGAAGATTTTGGCGGGTCCGTATGCCTTATACCATGATATGCCTGGGAATCGCGGCCTAACCGCCGTAACTATAATTGAAACTAGTCATATCGCTCTTCACGTCTGGGATGAAGACGAGCCTGGCATATTACGCCTTGATGTATACTCCTGTGCCGAGTTCAAGATTGATACTATTCTGAAAGCTATAGAACAGTTCAATCCAACACATATCGACTACAAATTTCTAGACCGTACAGGCGATAACATCCTAGCCTCGTAGAAAAATAACTTGACATTTTATCCGTTTTGGAGTATAAATTATATGTTAGAAAAAGTATTCATGACGTTAGGCGTAGGTGGAATCCTAGCAGTATTGGTTGGACTATTTATTATTGGTCCAATTCTAAGTATCTGGGCAGTAAACCACCTATTTGGGACAGCTATTGCAGTTAATTTTTGGAACTGGGTAGCTGTTGCATGGCTTCACATCGTTGTAGCCAGCTCTACGTCTAGTAAGAGCTGATAAGCTGCTTTAGCAGCAAGCACGTACTCTTCGGTACGTTATAGTATATTGATGATACATACTATACAAATCAAAAGAGGTACGCGAGCTCAAATAGAGGCTGCTAAAGCGGCGGGCCAACTAAAAGACGGCGAACCTTACTTAATTACAGACGAAAACAGAATAGCCGTTGGGATTAATCCCAGCGGCTATTCGTCGTTTGCTAAACTGGAAGAACTGGAAGACGAGAAAGTTGCTGTTAGCGCAAACGGTACTCCAGGATACCTATGGGGTACTACTGGACAAGACGGTATAATTCGAACAAACCAGAGTCTAGCAGTACAAAAAGACATAAATGACAGCTTCATTTCACTAGCTGTAGCGGATGTGGATTTCGGCACATTCTGAGAACATAATAAATGGCAAATCTCTTAAAAATTAAAAGAGGTACTAGAGCACAGCTAAATGCCGCTGTAACAGGTAACACCCTGAATTTAGGTGAACCTTACTTAATTACAGACGAAAACCGCATCGCTATTGGTACTGGATCCAACTCATACGCAGACTTCGCTAAACTCGCGGAAATTCAAGCACTTGATGCTGATCTTACAGCTATTTCTGGCCTAAGCGGAACCGGATTCCTAAAAAGAACGGGCCCAAATACCTGGGTATTAGATACTAGTACATACCTAACAGCTGAAAGCGATACACTAGCTACAGTAACTGGTCGCGGCGCTACTACAAATACTGCGGTAACACTAAGTGGTGGCGCTACAATTGGTAGTGCTGGTCTTGGTATCAATGGTAGCACTTCTGGTAAAGTAACATTAACAGCCCCGGCTGTTGCAGGTACTACCGCTATTGCTTTCCCAGCAACTTCCGGTACGGTTGCACTAGTTGGCGACATTCCAACTGTTGGTAGTGGTACTCTAACACTGTCTGTCGGTGCGGCCGCTGCTACAAATAACACTGTAACAATCGCTACAGGTACTGGCTTTAGTGCAAACTCTTCGTCAAATACTACCTACTCAATTTCTATAGGCCCAGCTTTAACAGCCCTTGCATCCACAATGACTGGAGCGGGCAGTGGATTTCTAAAGAAAACCGGCGCTGATACCTATGCTGTAGATACAAATACATATCTAACAGCCGAAAGCGATACATTAGCTACAGTAACTGGACGCGGAGCTTCTACAAGTACTGCGGTAACTCTTACTGGAGGTGTTACAGTAGGATCTACTGGTGTTAAGATTAACGGATCTACCAGTGGTACAGCAACTATCTTAACTCCGGCAGTAGCAAGTACTCCAACCCTAACATTACCAACTACTACAGGTACACTCGCTTTAACTAGTGATATTCCAACAGTAAATAATGGTACACTATCGCTATCTGTTGGTGCAGCTGGAGCAACCAATACTACACTTACAGTAGGTACAGGTACAGGATTCAGCGCAAATACTGCCAGTAACGTTGGCTATACCGTTTCGGTAGGTCCTGCTCTAACAGCTCTTGCATCTACAATGACAGGGGCAAGTACTGGATTCCTAAAGAAGACTGGCGCTGATACTTACGCATTAGACACTAATACTTATATAACAGGCAACCAGACTATCACACTAACCGGTGATGTTACAGGAAGCGGAACCACTTCTATAGCTACAACGCTAGCTACAGTTAACTCAAACGTCGGCACCTACACTAAGGTGACTGTCAACGCTAAGGGTCTAGTAACTGCTGCTGCGAATCTTGTTGCTTCTGATATTCCTACTTTAACAGCCTCTAAGATCAGTGATTTCGATACTCAGGTACGTACATCACGACTAGATCAGATGGCCGCTCCTACGGCTTCTGTGGCATTCAACTCACAGAAGATCACTGGACTAGCCGATCCTACGTCTGCTCAGGATGCTGCGACTAAAGCGTATGTTGATAGTGTCGCTCAAGGTCTGGAGGTTAAGCAGTCAGTTCGCGTAGCAACTACAGCCGATATTACTCTATCAGGTACTCAAACCATTGATAGCATAGCAGTAGTAGCTGGTGATCGTGTACTTGTTAAAAATCAAGCAACAGCATCACAGAATGGTATATACGTCGTTGCTGCAGGTGCTTGGTCTCGCGCAACAGACGCAGATACTTGGAATGACCTTATCTCTGCCTTCACTTTTGTTGAAGAAGGTACTACTAATCAGGACACTGGCTGGGTATCAACAGCTAATGCGGGTGGAAGCCTAGGAACTACTGGTATTACATTCGCTCAGTTCTCTGGCGCTGGTACTTATATTGCTGGTAGCGGCTTAAGTCTGTCCGGAAATACATTTAACGTAGGCGGAACAACAAATCGCATATCAGTTTCTGCCGATGCTGTTGATATTGA